ACTTCGCCACCGGCACCGGCTCCTCGCAGCCGGGCGGCCTCTCGGCCTCCTCGGCCGGCAAGACCGCGGCCTCGGCCTCGGCCATCACCGCCGACGAGCTGGTGGACCTCTACCACTCCATCTCCCCGCCGTACCGCTCGCGTCCGAACTGCGTGTGGCTCGCCGCCGACAGCACCATCGCCGCGATCCGCAAGCTCAAGACGGGCGTCTCGGGGGATAACACCTACCTCTGGCAGCCGGGCCTCCTGGCCTCGCAGCCCGACACCCTGCTCGGCAAGCCGATCTACGCCCACCCGAACGTCGCCACGATCGCGGCTTCGGCGAAGGTCGTGCAGTTCGGCGACATGAGCGCCTTCTACATTCGCCGCGCCGGCGGGACCGTGATCCAGCGGCTCGACGAGCGCTACGCCGAGCTGGGGCTCGTGGGCTTCATCGCCCACCGCCGCATCGACTCGGAGCTGGCGAACACCTCCGCCGTGAAGCACCTCGTCATGGCGGCCTCGTAGTACCGGAGCCGATAACGGTTCAGCGCGGGGCGGGCCTTCGGGTCCGCCCCGCGTCGTTTCGGGACTGACCGAGAGAGAGACGGAATGAAGATCACCATTACGCAGAGCTGCGCCGGGCAGTACGACGGCGCCACCTTCGCCTATCAGCCGGGCGAGACCGTGAGCGTCCCCGAGGGCCTGGGCGCCGACCTGATTCGCGCGGGCTACGCCGAGAAGGCCGAGACCCGCAGCGCCTCGAAGGCCGAGAAGCGCGTCCGCGCGCCGAAGGAGCAGAGGGCCTAAACCGTGGCCGCCGGCGACCTCACCACCCGCGCGGTCGTGCAGACCGTCCTCGAGAGCTCCGACACCTCGCGGAACGACGCGATCGACGCCGCCATCACGAACGCGAGCGCCGCGATCACCCGCTACTGCGCGCGGGAGTTCACCGCCACCGCTTCGGCGACCCGGACGATCGCGGTCGACCCCGGGCGCACCCGCGGCCCACTCGGCCCGTACCTCGTGGACCTCGCGCCGTATGACCTCCGCACCGTGAGCACGGCCCACCTCCACTACGGGACCGCCGAGCAGATCACCCTGACGAGCGCCGATTACCTGCTCCTCCCCGAGAACGGGACCGGGGCCACCTATACGGAGCTTATGCTCCGCAAGAGCACCGACGTCAAGGCGGGCGACCGCTTCGCCGACTTCGGCACGGCCTCGCTCCGGATCGCGGGCGCCTGGGGATTCGCAAGCGTGCCGACCGACGTCGCGTATGCGTGCGTGCTCACCGTGGCCGGGTGGCTCCGCCGCGACGTGCCGGCGCTCGAGGCCGGGCTCGACGACCCGCGGATGGTGCTCCCGGATCAGCCGATGGGCCGCCGTATCCCCGGCGCCGCCCTCGCTCTGCTCGCGCCGTACCGGAGGATGCCGGTCTAGTGGCGACCTCGCGCCTCACCACGCTCAAAGCGAACCTGAAAACCATGCTCGAGGCCCAGGCGGGCCTCTCGGGCGTGCTGGTGTCCTACGGCTGGCCGAAGGACCCCCGCCGCGAGCTCATCGTGCTCGGCGACGCCGAGATCACACAGCAATACCGCGCGATCGGCGCGGCCGTGGGCGGGCTGTCCACGGCGAAGCGCGAGGAGATCGAGCTGACCCTCATGGTGAGCGTGGTCGGCGAGACCACCGCGCAGCAGGCCACCACCGAGAGGGCGCTCACGCTCCTCGGGCACATCGAGACGGCGATCCGCACCGACCCCCGGGTCTCGGCCGCCGTGGAAGTCGCGCAGCTCTCGCGCTACCGCGTCGAGGAGCTCGTGAATGACACCGCGCGCGAAGCGCGGCTGACCGCCGTCGTATCCGCGACGGCCTACATCTAGGGAAAGGACCCGAGCCGTGGAGATCACCTACCAGGGCGAGCACTCAGGGGTATCGGTCGCCGTGGACGGTTCGACCTACTCCCTCACCCGGGACGTCCCCCAGGACGTCCCCTCCTCTGTCGCGCGGAAGCTCGTCGAGGAGAACCCGACCATCTGGCGCACCACCGAGGCCGAGAAGCCGAAGAAGGCCGAGAAGCCCGCGCCTGACACTAAGGAGAACAAGTGACCGTCAGCAGCCTGGCCTCCGGCCTCGGCGCGTCCGCGGGCTTCGGAGTCGAATCGACCTACGGGACCGCCGTCACCCCGACTAACTTCGTCGCCACCACCTCGCAGGGCCTCTCGCTCGACGTCGAGCACATTATGAGCGAGGGCATCCGTAGCGGCCGCGCCGTCCAGGACGTGAATCGCTACGTAGTGAACAAGAAGGGGGCCTCCGGCTCCATCGAGTTCGACGCCGAGGCAAACGGTACGGGCCTGCTCCTTCGCCACATGATCGGCGACGAGCGCGCGTATGGCACGACGAAGACGACCGTCACCGCGGGCGTCTACTCGTACTCCTTCCGCCCCGGAACGCTGATGACGTCGAGCTCGCTCACCTGGCAGCTCGGCATCCCCACGCGGAGCGGCGTCGTCGTGACCGGCAACGTCCCGGGCGCGGTTATCCCGGAGTGGGAGGTCTCGAACGAGATCGACGGACTCCTCACGAGCTCGCTCACCATCGCCGGGCGCGATTGGGTCCCCTCGGCCTCGGACCGGACCTCCGTGTCCTACGCGACCGGGACGGAGCTCTTCAGCTTCGCCGGCGGCGCCGTGACGGTGGGCGGGACCTCCGCCGAGGTCCGCAGCGTGTCGATCGCCTGTAATCACGGCCTCGACCTGGAGCGCTACCAGATCGCATCGAGCACCCTTCGCTCGCAGCCGGTCCAGAACGCCCGCCGCGAGATCACCGGCTCGGTCGAGATGGAGTTCGGCGCAGGCCCCGGAACGTGGGCGACGGATTCGCTCATGGACAAGTACCGCGCCGGGACCGTGGTCGCGCTGGTGGCGACCTGGACGGGCGGCACGGCGATCTCGGGCACCTACTACCCGTCGATCAGCTTCTCCCTTCCGAAGTGCCTCATCACGTCGGCAACGCCGACCGTGGAGGGCCCCGAGATGGTGATGCAGACGATCGAGTTCATGGCGCTGGAGGACAACGCGAACAGCGTCGAGCCCCTGACCGTCACCTACCAGAGCTCGGAGAACCTCACCTAAGCCGTGGCCGCCGGGACGATCCGCGTCGAGGGCCTCGATGGCCTGATACGCGACCTCAACCGTATGGACCGGGAGCTCGGGCGCGATGTTCAGCGCGAGCTCCAGGCCGCGGCGCGGATCGTCTCGGAGGACGCGAAAAGTCAGGTCCGACAGATGGGCCTAAAGGGGGACGGGAACATGGAGCGATCCATCCGGCCCCGCGTTATCCGGCGCTCGACGGCGATCGTCGAGGCCCGGCGCAGTTATTACAAGCGGTACCCGTACGCCCTGATCTACCACTTCGGAACCTTCGGGACGAAGCCGAAGCGGTCGGGCGTTCCTTTCATGTATCTAGCCCTCGAGCGTAAGCAGGGCGAGGTCGTGCGGCACCTGGACGAGATGCTCGGTCGTCTCGTCGCCGGCGGCCTCGGCGGACGCTCGGGGCTCTAAGCAGGAGGCGGACACTATGGCGGCGACGATGCTGGGCGAGCTCACCATCGACGGCAAGACGTACACGCTCGACGACCTCACGCTCGGCGAGCTGGAGGCCCTGGAGGATCACATGGGCCTCCCGATCGGGCAGATCGACCTGAACAGCGCCCGCGCGATGCGTTTCCTCGTGTGGCTCCTGAAGCACCGGGAGGACCCGGCCTTCACTATGGAGCAGGCGGGCGACGTAAAGATCACCGACCTCATTCAGCCGGAGGACGACAACCCTCCCGCCGTCGCGGGCGCCGAGGACGCGCCCGCGAACGACGCGACGGCAGGCTAAGGCCGCGCGACCTATGGCACCCGGTACTCGCCGAGCGCTTCGGCATACGCCCGTGGGAGATGGACCTGCTCACCCTGCGCGAGTGGGACGTGATCTCCGACTTCTTCCGGGACGAAGCACGCGAGGCCCGCAAGGCCGCGAGGAGGTCTAGGTAATGGCGGAACGCAAGCTCGAAGTACGAATCCTCGGCGACTCGCGCTCCCTGGAGCGTGCGTTCGGCCGCTCGTCCGCGTCGGCGCGCAAGTTCGATCGGCAGATGAGCAGCGTCGGAAGGGCGACCGCGGGGCTCGCTAAGGGCTTCGCAGCCGCCGCCGCCGGCATCGGCGTGCTCGCCGTCGTGGGCGCCCGGGAGATGAGCGAGCAGGCGAAGGTCTCCGCGCAGACGGCGACCGTTCTCCGGAACGTGGGCAAGCAAGCGGGCATCACCACGAAGCAGGTCGAGGGCCTCGCCTCGGCGCTTCAGGCGAGCACCGGCGCCGCCGATGATGAGGTGCAGGCCGCCTCTAATGTGATCCTCCGCTTCGGCCTCATTACCAAGACGGGCAAGGCCGCCGAGGGGCAGCTCCGCGAGATGACCTCGACCGCGCTCGACCTGAGCGTGGCGACGGGTAAGGACCTCTCCGCTAGCGCCCAGGCCCTCGGGCGGGCCCTCGCGGATCCGACGAAGGCGTCCGGGGCGCTCCGCCGCGCCGGAATCATGCTCACCACCGCCCAGAAAGACCAGATCAAGGCGATGGTCGAGGGTGGCGACGTCGCCGGCGCCCAGGCGAAGGTGCTCGACCTCGTGCAGTCCCGGGTAAAGGGCTCGGCCGAGGCGTTCGGTAACACACTCCCCGGGCAGGTGGAGCGAGCGAAACGGTCCTTCGAGGATCTCGCCGAGAACACCCTCGCCGCCCTCGCGCCGGCGCTTGCGAAGCTCGCCCCGGTGCTCGTGAAGGCGATCCAGGGAATCGCCCCCGTTATCGCTCGCGTCGGGAGCGTGATCGCCGACCTTGCGAATGAGCTGATAAACAATCCCGCCTTCCGCGAGTTCGCGGCGACCCTCCGGGACCTCGCCGTCCGGGGCGTGGAGGCCCTCGCCTCCGCATTCCGCACGCTCGCGCCGATCGTGATCGCGGTGCTCGCGCCGATCGCCGGGCTCGCCGCAGCGCTCACCCGCTCCCGCGTGGCGATGACGGTCCTCACGGCCGCGGTCGCCGCGTTCGTCGCGCTGAAGGCGACGGCCTACGTGACCGGGCTCGTCGCGTCGTTCCGGGCTCTCGCCATCACGCAGACGGCCGCCTCCGGGATGCGGGCGCTCACGACCGCCACCTCGGCGCTCGCGTTCGGATTCCAGGGCGTCTCGGCCCGCGCCGTGGGCCTCGCGCCCGGGCTCACCGCCGCCGCCGGCGGGGTGACGCGCTTCGGCGTGGCCGCGAACGCCGCGAAGGGCATCGTGCCCGGGCTCGGCCGCGCGATCTCCGGAGCCCTCGGCGGCCCGGTGGGAATCGCCATCACCGCGGCGACCACCCTCGCGGTCGTGATCGGCGGCGACCTGGTGCGGTCGTTCACGAGCGCGAAGGACCCCGCCGAGCGCTACGCCGACGCGATGCGCGACGCCGCAAGCGGCACGCAGGCGGCGAAGGACTCTCTCGAGGGGCTCGCCGGGGCGATCCTCGGAGGCGCGGACGCGCAGGACCGAACCCGCGAGGCAACCGCGGGCCGCGTGAGCGCCGAGCGCGAGCTCCGCGGCCTGGTGGCGCAGGGGATCACGAGCGGCCCGCAGTACGCCGCAGCCGTGACCGCCGTCGAGAAGGCAAAGCGCGGCGAGGCGCAGGCGACCCTCGCTTCCCGTGACGCGACCGACCTCATGCGGACGAAGCAAGACGAGGCCCGCGGCACCGTTCAGAATCTCAGCCGTAGTTTTATGGAGGCTTACAACTCGCAGATGAGCCTCGGCGCGGGAATGGCGCTCGGCGTCCGAGCCGGCACCGTGGCGAAGGCGACCTATGACAACTTCGTCGCCTCGGCGAATAAAAAGATCATGGGCTCCGACGAGCTGCGGAAGTTCCAGACCGAGGCGAGCTCGATGGCGGGCGTGTTTCGTAACGTCGGCACGCCCGCCTCGAAGGAGATCGCCGACGCCCTCGACAACGTAGGCAAGGCCCGCACCCCCGATGGCGTAAAAAGGTGGTCAGGCATCCTCGCGGGCCTTCTCTCCGGCTCGAAGGCCGACGTGGCCGCCGCGCGGAAGGCGATGAACGGCGACTTTGGCAAGGTCGGCAACGTGCGCCCGTCCGGGACGTTCTTCTCCGCGCTTCAGGGGCAGATCGACTCGCTCATGGGCGGCCTGGAATCGCTCGCCCGGAAGATCGTCGAGGTCGCGCAAAAGCAGGCGAAGGGCGGCAAGGGGCAGAACGCCCGCGAGAACGCCCTCGCCGGGCCGAACGCCGCCTCGTTCTTCTACTCGCAGCGCTCCGCCGCCGCCGGCGCCGCCTCCGGGCTCTCGGGTATGGCCCGCGAGGGATTCCTCCGCCGCGACCCCGAGGCGAAGGCGATCGGCGAACGCCGCAAGGCCCGGCAGAAAGACCTGAACGAGCTGCAAAAGCGCGAGCTCGAGGCCCGGGTGCAGTCGGCGCAGACAGCCGACGAGCGCCTCCGCGCCGAGATAGAGCTCGCGGAGTTCCTGGACGCCCTCGCGTGGGAAGGCGTGGAGACGGCCGCGGACGCCGAAGCGCAAAAGATCGACGACCTCGCGTCGCAGTTCGAGCGCGGGGCGATCAGCGCCGAGACATTCCAGGCGGAGCTCTCGCGGCTCATCGGCGGCGACACCGGCGCGAGTAACGGCGCGGCGTTCGGCGAGCGCTGGATCGCGGCTTTCGAGAAGGCCCTCGGCGACGGCTCGGCACTCCGCGCGATCATAAATAACGCGATGGGCGGGCAGACCGGGGCGCAGCCGATCGACGGCCCCTCCCCCGAGGCCGCGCCCGAATCTGCCCAGGGAGAAACGTACGAACAGTGGCGCACGCGCCGCGGAAACTTCATCCGAGCGCTGCAAAGGGCAAAGCAGGGCAAGGGCGGCTTCACCCGCCAAGAGCAGACAAACTTTCGCCTCAAGTGGAACGCCCTCACGCTCGCCGAGTGGGAGAGTGAGAACGACAAGCCCCCCCAGGCGGCTCTCGGAGGCATTACCCGCGGGCTCACAATCGCAGGCGAGGCCGGGGCCGAGGCGATCATCCCGCTCACCGGCACCCGCGGGGTTTCCTACATGGCTCGCGTGATGGATGAGGCGATGAGGTCGCGCGGCGGTGCGACGCGGGTCGTGAACATCACCTTCACGGGCGTCCTGGACGCTCGGGAGGCCGCCCGCCGGATAAAGCCTGAGATCGATCGCATCGTGAGCATCGCGTAATGCCGACCATTCTCGACGACCTGCGCGTGCAGATCGGCTTTGAGGATGCGGTCGGCGGAATCTTCACCCTCAACCGCTCCACGCTCGACGGCGTGGATGTGCTGGACGGCCTCGGCGCCGCAGTGTTCTCCGGGGCGTATGACACCGTGACGACCGACGTCTCCGAAGGCCCGAGGATCACCATAGGGCGCGACAGCTCGCTCGCGGTATTCGAGTCGAGCCGCTGCACGTTCACGCTTGAGAAGCCCGGCTCCCCGGACTACTACAACCCGAACGCCGTCGCCGGGCAGTCGCCGCTCGCGGGCCTTACCCCCGGCTTTGAGCCCATGCGCCCCGTCCGGGTAGAGGTAAAGACGCCGGGCTCCTCGACGTGGCTCGCCATCTGGTACGGCTTCATCCGTCGCGCCGATTGGGACTCGCAGGATCAGCGGTGCCGCGTCGACTGCGAGGACCTTTTCCTCTGGCTCTCCCGGGTGCGCCCGACTTTCACCGCGGCCGACGCGACCGCCGCCGGCGTCACTAATGCCGCGACGGCGATCGGCTACATCCTCACGCTGTCCGGATGGACGAACACCGCCTATCGGGACCTCGGAGACGGGAGCGACCTCGGGACCACTCTCTCCCTCGACACGGTAACGACCCCGGATAAAACCGCCCTCCAGCTCATCGCCGACATTCTCGAAGTGGACCGCGGCTTCTTTTGGGTGCAGGGAGGCGTGGCGACCTACCGCCCCCGGTCCTACAAGTTCGAGCGCGCATCCCTGGCGACGCTGCAATCCGAGATGCTCCGCACCGGGTCCTCGCTGGACCTCGACCGCATCGTCAATCGGCAGACCGTGACCGCGACCGGCGGCACGCCGCAAGTGGAGGACGACTTCGAGAGTCAGGCCCGCTACGGCCTCTCGGACGGGCAGGCGATCGACTCGGACTATCTGGCAAGCGACACCGAGGCGGGAAACCTCGCCCGTTTCATCCTCCAGAGCACCGCCACCCCGGAGCCGCCGATCTCGCTTGAGATTGACAACGACTCCGAGACGAACCTCGTCCGGATGATGACCTGGAAAGTGATCGACCGGCTCTCGGCCCCGATCAGCTTCCTCCGCTTCACCTTCGGAGGCGACGCTAGCCCTGCCTCATGGCCCACCTCGCTTTTCGGCGGCACGAGCGGCTTCGGCGGCACGAACGATTACCACGTCGAGCGAATCGAGCAGGACTTCTCAGTCCAGGGGAACTACATCCGGACCCGCTACACCCTCTCGCGCCGTGGAGCCGAGGTCGCTCGCTTCGGCTTCATGGAGT